GGCTCCAACCTGGGCACCAAGACTGCGGGCTTTAACTTCCAGTACACGGTCAACGATGTGGACGGCGATACCGTCACGGTCAAGGAGTATCTGGATGACACCCTCAAGCGGACCTACACGGCCACCCTGGGCTCCACTCAGACATTCCAAGCGGTCACCGCTGCCAACTTCCAGACCGTCCTCAACGGCTCCCACACCCTCAAGGTGGTGGCCAATGACGGCAAGGCCGACAGCGCCGCCTACACCGTGACCTTTACCAAAAAGGTCACCACGGCCACCATCACCCTGGCCTCTCCCCTGGAGGCGGATGACCAGATCAGCGTCATGGTGCTCAACATCGTGGGCTCCATTCCCACGGATGCCAACCTGGAGGTCCTGGTCACCAACAACGCCAAGGACACCACCCCCGTGTGGGAGGATGCCACCACCGATGTCAAGAACGGGGCCAACCATGTCTTTACCAACCAGACCGCCGCCAACGGCTTTGCTTTCAACTTCAAGCTCACCGTGAGCCGGGGTGACAGCGACACCGGCGGCTATATTTCCAACATTGGAGGTGCTTTTGAATAATGGGCGTTTACTACGAAAACAAGAGCCTCAAGGAGGTCCATGAGCGCAAGAAGTCCCTGGAGGAGCTGACCGCCGAAAACAAGTCCCTGAAAGAGCAGCTTGAGGCCACGGAGGCCAACCTGACCGACACCCAGGTGGCCCTCTGTGATGTCTATGAGCTGCTGGTGGGAGGTGAGGCATAATGGCCAAGGTCTATGCTGACCTCATCCGCAAGGGTGTGAAAACCCTGGACGATGTGCCCGCCAAGCTCCGGGCAGAGGTGGAGGCCCTGCTGGCAGAGGATGCCAATGAGTAAGCTGCGGGAGATGCTGCTGCACCTCCTGCTGGGAAAGGAGGTGATTGAAATGGCTGTTGTCTACGCCACCCTGATTGTTAAGGGCCGCAAGACCGTGGACCAGGTGCCCGCCCGTCTCAAGGATGAGGTCCTGGCTATCCTGGCAGACCTGGAGGTGGAGGTCTAACAGGACTGCCTCAAGAGCCGGAGAGGGACAAGCCCCTCTCCGGCTTTTTGAACAAAGGGAGAGATGATACCATGCTTGAAACCTTGCGGACATACTGGGCCATGATCTCCACCATCATCACGGTGGTGGCGGTCCCGGCCATCGGTTACCTCTACAAGAAGTACAAAACCACGGAGAAACGGCAGAGGGCCCTTGAGCTGGGCGTGCAAGCCCTACTCCGGGACCGTATCGTCCAGGCCTATTACCACTACACGGAACGGGGCTGGATAACCCTGCACGGCCTGGAGAATGTCAACGCCATGTACGCCCAGTATCACGCTTTGGGCGGCAATGGCACCGTCACCACCCTGGTGGAAACCCTCCGGGAGCTGGAGGTCCGGGATGACAAGCCGGGAGGCGGCCAGACCTATTGAGAGGGGCAAAGAGGATGGAGTTTTCCAAGAAAATGCTGGTGCTCCATGTCACCATCTCTGTCCTACTGTGCATCACCACCATTGTGGGGACGCTGTGGGGCAAGGATGTCACTGCCATTGCTGTGCTGGCTGGCACCTCTCTGGCCACAGATGGGGCCTGGGGAGGCTTCTACTACTGGAAAAGCAAAAATGAGAACCGGGCGAAATACGCCCAGAAATTCATCAAGCAGTTTGCGGAGAAGTATGGAGCGGACACCGCCCTCCGGGCTGCTGAGATCGTGCTGAAAGACTGAGCAAAGGAGATGCAGACACATGAGCAAATGCTATGCGTCCAAGGTGATTGCAATAGCCCAGGCTGAATTGGGCTACCATGAAAAGGCTACCAATGCAAACCTAGACGCTAAGACCACAAATAGCGGTAGCAACAACTACACCAAGTATGCCAATGACTTTGACACCAAGTATACCGGCTTTTACAATGGTAAGAAAAATGGTTTTGCATGGTGCGATATGTTCGTTGACTGGTGCTTTGTCACAGCCTTTGGTGTTACGGAGGCACTACGCCTCCTGTGCCAGACCACTGGCTCTGCGGGTGCAGGGTGCACATACTCCCTGAGCTACTACAAGAAAAAGGGGCAGCTTTACACCAGTCCCGTGGTGGGAGACCAGATTTTTTTTGGAACCTCCCAGAGCAACGTGACCCATACGGGGCTTGTCTATAAAGTGGACAGCACCAAGGTCTATACCATTGAGGGCAACAGTGATGACCAGGTAGCCCAGCGGTCCTATCTGCTAACTAATGTAACAATCGTGGGCTATGGCCGCCCTGCATACGATGCGGAGGGCTCCACAGCGGTATCCAGTGCTGGGACTACCACCAGCACCGTCAAGACTACAAATGCCGCTCAGGGGCTCTCTGTGGGTTCTGTGGTCACCTTTACCGGCAACACCCACTATACCAGCGCCAACGCCGCCACCGGCAAGACCTGCAAGCCCGGCGAGGCCAAGGTGACCGCTGTGTCTGCGGGCAGCAAGCACCCCTACCACCTCATCAAGACCACTGGCAGTGCCTCCACCGTCTACGGCTGGGTAGACGCTGCGGACATCCAGACGGCGGCCTCCGCTGCCATCGTCAAGGGCTCCAAGGTCAAGGTGGCCAGCGGGGCCAAGACCTACACCGGCGGCTCTCTGGCGGCTTTCGTCTACCTGAACACCTACACGGTGCTGGAGCTGTCCGGGTCCCGTGCCGTCATCGGTCAGGGCTCCACGGTCACCGCTGCTGTCAATATCAAGGATCTCACACTGGCCGGATAAAAGGAGGCTGACATGGACTGGAATGACATTTTAGCAACGCTGTGCTCTATAGTCGTCGTTCCTGCTGTGCCTGTTGCTGTGGCGGCCCTGGTCAGGTTCTGCCGGGCAAAAACCACAGAAGCCTTAACGGGCATTGAAAGCGAACAGGTCCGCCGAGCCTTGGAGGAGGCCACTACAGCGGTCTGCACAGCGGTCACATACACCTCACAGGTATATGTAGATAGTTTGAAACAGCAGGGCAAGTTTGACAAGGCAGCCCAACAGGAGGCATTACAGACAGCACTAGCAAAAGCAAAAGCCATGCTGGCATCAGATACCAAGCAGCTTCTGGAAGATCTGTATGGTAGCCTGGAGGACTGGCTTACCACAAAGATTGAACAGGCGGTGCGGGATAATAAAGGCACCGCATAATACGAATGGCCGGAGCACGTTAAACTGCTCCGGCTTTTTCTATATGTCAAGTAACAAAGCCTAGTATGACAATGACTTCTCATGTCTGCAAAGTATAATTATCCTTGAAAGGAGGCGGTGTGGAATGACCGCAGAAAAGATCAAATCCCTCCGTGTGGCCAGAGGTTGGACCCAAGCAGAGCTTGCCCGCCGTATGGGCATCACCCGCAACGGCGTGAACTCATGGGAGCAGGGGCTCTCCATGCCGTCCCCCGCGTGCCTGGTAGAGCTATCCAAGGTGTTCTCTGTATCTACTGACTATCTCCTGGGTATTGATAACCTCAAGAGTATTAACGTGACTGGTTTGAGTGACAAGGATGTTGCTGTCCTAGCTGAGCTGGCAGATCGGCTGAGGGACCATAAAAACTAACTAAGCAGCCCATTTTACGTGGGCTGCTAATTTTTTCTTGACTTATACATCAAATGATGTATAATATGGGCAAGATAACAAAGGAGGAAACTGCTATGGATAGCAAACTCAAAACCATACGCCTTGCACATGGCCTGTCACAGTCACAGTTGGCCGCCGCCGCTGGCATTAACGGCAGAGTGCTCCAAAACTATGAGCAGGATGTCCGGGACCTAAGCGGTGCAAAGCTGGCTACGCTTTTGAAAATCTGCATTGCCCTCCACTGTAAGCTGGAGGACATCCTGCCAGATGGTGAGACAACCACCTTGCTGGGGCAGTATACAGCAATGTTGTGACACAGACTGAGCGGGGCAGAAATGCCCTGCTTTTACTTTTTAAGGAGGAACACCCATGAATAAGAAAGGGTCAAAGCACATCAGATGGGAACAGCGCTTGACTGTTGAACGAATGTTAAAGGAGCATTTTTCCAAAGTGGACATTGCAAAAGCCATTGGTGTGAGTGAACGCACAGTGTATTATGAGATAGAGCGGGGCAAATGCACCCAGCAGATCAATGAATGTGACTTTGAGGAGCGGTATTGTGCAGATGTTGCGGAGCAGAAGTACCAAGAGCATCTTCGCGCCAA